AAAAGACGAACAGGCCGCAGCGAATGCCAAGGCCATCAAAAAGGCCGGGGATGTAGAAAATGAAATCAGGAATTTGGATAACGCTGGCGTTGATGACGCTCTTGGCAAGTGGATGCGCGACAAGCGGTAGCTACTGCGACATTGCGCGCCCGGTGCGTCCTTCCGTGGACGACCAGATGACGCCGGAAACGAAGCGTCAAATCCTCACTGAAAACGAGAAGCTGCAGAAGCTGTGCGGGGTGAAGCCGTGACCGGCGCGGAGATTATGGCTGTCGGCGGGTTCTTCGTGCTGCTGTTCGGTTTTCTCTTTGGCCTCTGGAAGTACGTGGATGCAAAAATCAGCGCTGCGAAGACCGAGGCGTCTGGCGCAGCCGCCGCTGCCCAGGCGCTGGCCTCATTGGCAAGGGAAGAGCTGGCTCAGCATCGCCTCCATGTGGCCGAAACGTACGTTTCCAAGTCCGGCCTGCGCGAACAGACGGAGCAAATCATGGGCGCGATTGGCGCCGTGAAGGACGCCGTCGACAAGATGACGATGCGCGTCGATCGGATTGTTGAAAATCAGTCGAAGCCGCGGACGACGAGGTCTTCTTAAACTAGCCCGCTTGCCGAGAGGTGGGCGGGTTTATTTGTTTGTGCGGATAATGCTCCCAGCAATGCCAGGACGGCTTTTCAGCTTTTGATCGGTTAAAGCCGAATCCTCCCCATTTACGGCAGCCGGGATGCTCACACCAGTGGTTCTCATGGATGCCATCTCCGGCCTTGTCGGACTGGTCGCTCATGTGTGGGCCTCCCCGATAATCTCCACTGGTCCCCTCGACGTTTCAATCAGCGGCCAGCGAACTTTCCTCTTCCATTCGGCCAAGGCATTGTCGGGTGATGTGCAAAACACCCACTCTATGAACGCATCGGAAATCTTGGGGTGGTCGTAGAGAAGGGCGGCAATGCCTTTTCGCTCGCTAAACAACACCTCAACCCTGGCGCCGGTCGGTATATCGTCGTCATCGGCCCAGAGTTCCATGGCGACATATCCGGAATAAGCGGTGAGGTCAGATTCCCGATCCACTTCCGCTAACAGGCGCGGATCTATGTCCTCGTGAATGGCCTTCTGCACCCCGAAGAAGTCACCATCTTCGAGCGGTGCCGTCGGGTAGACACCGTGTTTTTCCAGAATGTAAGGACGGATATGCATATTCGTCTCCTATCCGAATAGATCGGCCGTCTTGGTCTCGTCTTCGACGGGAAGCAGCACAAGCCCGTCATCGGGCAACGGACGCTGAAGCGCTTTCGCTTCTTCCCATGGCGCCGTCAGCCACATCTCCACCTCGTCCTTGTTCATCAGAATGACTGGCATGGCCTTCGGGTGGATCGGCTTCACAATGCCGTTCGGGTCTGTCGTCAGGAACGCGAAAAGCTGGTGGTCGCCATCGCGCGGGTTCTTCATCGATCCGCGAACGCCGTGCCAGTCCGTCCAGATACCGGCGAAGAAGGCGAGGGGTGTTTCCTCGTTGATTGCAAACCAGCGCTTGGTCTTCCTCGGCTTCGTGTCTTCCCACTCGCAAAAGGTCGTCCACGGCACGACGCAACGGTTCTCCACCCGAAGCCATCGGCGCCAGTGCGGGGAGGTTACGTTGCGGATGTTCGTCACGCCCGTATCGGGCTTGCCTTGCGTCACGAACTGAGGCGACGGCATGCCCCACGTCAACCCGACCAACTCCAGGCCTGTCTCACCATTGCGAACTACTGGCGCCGGCCGATCTGGATAGACCTCCACATCCGGCTCCAGGTTAAGCCGCTCCTGCATGATTCCCGTGATATCGCGGATCGATTCCTGATTGGTTTTCACGCGGTACAGATTACACATGTGCTTCTCCTCAAGGCGAAACGCCAACACTTCCTTCCTGCGCTCAATCTCAATATCACGTAGTTTCGCCGCCGGTGAATCTCGTGGAGAGTGATCGGGGCTTAAATTCGCCTGTCCCAAGTTGTGGCAATAATCGCACCTCCAGCGTCTGTTTATGTAGCTCTGTTCTGCCGGCATCTTCTCGAGATCGACTTTGATGGCGCGGTTGCATGGAGTGCAATAAGCCGTCACGCTATAGCAATACACCCACAAATAACCGTAAGTGCCCGGCGTTGGTTCAAAGCTCACGGCCAATCTCTTTTTGCCCTCGCCAAAACGAAGCTGTTTTTCTCGCGGTTCTGGCAGCCGAGGCATCGTAAAAGCGGTTCCATCGATATGATGGATCGGAATTTGCCGTACCGACGTTGCAGCGCCCACCTATCCAGCATACCCACCCGCCTGCATCGCCAGCATTGTGCGCCGAGGACGTACCATTGCGGAAGATCGGCCAAGGTGGCGGAATGGTCCCGCTGCGGCACAAAAATTCCTGTCGGCTTTGGCGGCAGATTATCGTTGCTGCCGCCGGTAAGGTCGATACCGCGACGATGGCGCATTTCATTTCCGCTCCGCCTCCGGCTTCCATCCCCGTGTAAATCCCGTTCCCATCGCTGCGGTCGCAAGCGCGAGCTGCAGCCGCAAATGCTGAATATCCCCCATCAGCGTCTCGATGGCGGCGCGGACGTCTCCGTCATGCCATGCAATGATGTGGTCAACCGGATCGGCTTGTGGTTCTCTAGGGTTTGGGCGCACGTTCTCGTTCTCCTGTCTCAGAGCCAAAAATCTTTCCCTGTCTTTGAAAGGCGCGCGCCCCCGCGCCGGTAACTCAGTCTGGCATCAAGTCGGCAATCTGCCCGTGCGCCACAAGAAGACGCGGGTTTGCCATGCTGCCGCTTTCTTCGTCTACGGTGACGGCATACGCCGCAACGCCGACATGGCGAGACGCCATTGCGCCCGCCATCTTCTCTGCGGATGCAGCGTTAGAGGCTTGCCGCATATCGCCGGGCACGATGCCGCCGCGGCTATTTTTGAACTGCACCACGATGATTTTCTCAGCGTCTGCCATTTTGCTTACTCCAAGTTTGTTCTACAAATGTTCTCATTTTGAGAGGGAGTCAAGTAGAGTATTGAAATCTTGACAAATTTGTAAAAACAGTATAGATTAATTGTCGGCCTCACCAGCCGCTCGGCAACCAGCCGAGACCACCACATTGGCGCACGGTCGCCAGAAAGAGGGGATAATCATGCTCAGACGATTCCTGCGGCGTATTGTGTCGCCACGCGCATTCCTCGTTGCTTTGTTTCTCGTCGTCGCCGCTACCTCTGCGGCCGCCTATGCGCTCCTTCCTCCACCGGCACTGCCCGACACAGAGAGCGCCACCGTCAAAATCTTCCCTGCAAGCGGCCACGGCTCCGGCGTTCATATCGGAGATGGCTTCATCGTCACTGCTGCGCACGTCGTCGGCGACGCGAGGGAAGTCCAGGTGAAGGCCAATGGCGGAGAGAACCGCAAGGCCGATGTGCTCTGGGTCAATAAAGCATACGACATTGCACTGCTGCGCACGTCGTCGGCTGGCCTTGGCGCCGCAAAGCTTTCCTGCCACGCTGCGAAGGCTGGCGACCCTATTGTTGCTTACGGCAATCCCCTGAAAATCGAATTCGTTGCCGCCTACGGCAAGATCGCCGGCGAGCCCCGCGAAACAGGTCCTTGGAAATCGGTCTATGTGACCGACATCACAACTGTGATGGGGCAATCGGGTGGCGGAACCTTTGCGGAGAACGGCGACCTGATCGGCATCACGGTCGGGGTCATGGCCGCACCGATTGGCTTCTCTGGTTCGCTGGTTGGCTATGGCTATGTCGTGCCTTCGACTGCTGTTTGTGAGTTGTTGGCGCGGAAGTAAAATCATCAGGCCGCCCACCAAGCGGCCTTCACCACCACCACGAGGAGACTGCATGCCTCTACCAATCGAAGAATTACGCCGAAGAGCCGACGCCTACAAAGAGCACGGCACGTTGAAAGCGGCTGCCGTCGCACTTGGCGTCAAGAAGTCCGCGCTCTCCGAAAGCCTGCGCCGCGCCGCTGAGGCTGGCCTTCTCGGCACGGAGCCTGTTTTGCCTGGTTTCCGCATCAGCCGCATCAGCAACACGCCGAGCGGCACGTTCATCCAGCAGACGCAGGAGCGCGGCGAGAAGTTCGCGGTGCCGACAGGTCACGTTGTCAAAGGTGTGTCTGCGCTCGTCGATGCTGAAGGGCGCGTTATTCAGCAGTGGCAGAAGACGGCGGTTGAGCAATCGCCGGTCGATATTGCTGCCATCCTCAAAGAAGCATTCCATGATGTTCAGCCTGCCGAACCTATCGCGGCGCCGACGCACGTCTATGACGATCTGCTGACTCTGACGCCACTTGCGGACTGGCATATCGGTCTTTTCTCGTGGCATCGCGAGACTGATACGAATTGGGATCTGAAAATTGCGGAGAGCGTCATCGGCTCGGCGATTGAAGACTTAATCGCGCGGTCGCTCCCATCGGCTAATGCGATTGTGCTGGGTGGTGGTGATTTGCTCCATTCGGACAACAACGAGAACAAGACGGCGCGATCTGGAAACGTCCTACAGGTTGACGGGCGCTATCAGAAGGTGCTGATGACGGCATGCCGCCTTGTTGTGCGCGCGATCGATGCCAGCCTTAAACGGCACGGGCACGTCACTGTCCGCATCTTGCCCGGCAACCATGATGAGCACGCCTCGGTAGCCGTCGCATACTTCCTGCTCGCCTGGTATCGCAATGAGCCGAGAGTGACAGTTGATGTCGATCCGTCGCTGTTCTTCTGGTTCCGTTTCGGCAAGGTGATGATCGGCGCCACGCATGGCCACACGGTCAAGCTTAAGGACATGGCGAGCATCATGGCGCACCGGAGGGCCGAAGACTGGGGCGCCACTCGTCACCGCTTCGTCCACGGCTTCCACATCCATCACTCGAGCAAGTTTGCTTCTGAGGGCGGCGGGGTGATTTCGGAATCTCATCAGACGCCGACCCCGCAGGATGCGTGGCACTTCGGATCGGGCTTTCTGTCTGGCCGGTCGATGCAGTCGATCAGCTACCACAAGGAATATGGCGAAGTTTCGCGCGTTCGGGTCGCGATGATGGATGCTGCGAATGATAATGAGCCGGTGGAACGGAGAGCGGCATGACTGTCTCACAAGATCAGCTCAAGCAGTTGGTACACTACGACCCCGAGACCGGGATATTCACGTGGCTGGTAAATCGCCAGCCGGGCATCAGGATCGGTGATGTCGCGGGCACATTGAGAGACGATGGGTATATTCGTATCCAGGTGGCAGGCGAGCGCAAATATGCATCGCACTGGGCGTGGCTCTATATGACGGGGGAGTATCCACCATATGAGGTTGACCACGAGGATCGTAATAGGTCCAACAATTCTTGGAGAAACCTTAGGTCCGCAACAAAATCCCTGAATTGCGCCAACAGGCCAAAGCGAGTTCGCGAGAGTGGTCTCCTGCGAGGCACCACTAGGAACGGCGGCAAATTTACGGCGCAGATTCGAGTTCGTGGCGAACATCGCTACCTTGGCACATACGATACCGAGGAGGAAGCGCATGCCGCATACGCAAAAGCAGCGTTGCCAGAATTCAGAGAATTTTCTGTGTTGGCAGCCATGAATGACAATAAGCCGGTGAGGGCGGTGTCCTAGTTCTGATGTGATCTCGAATACGCGCCGCCTGTTCGCTCGTTCATGAGTCCGACAGCAGCGCCGATAGTGGTACTAAGTGGGTTTTCCCGGCAATATTTATCTGCCCACAAGTACGTTTGCTCACGGTTGATTTCGTTCGCATCAGCGTTCCAGAACTCTACCCCCGAACCCAATGCAAGCCCGTTCAGCAAACCAAGAAAGTAGCCTTCGATAATATCCGACGCGTTATTGTTTCTGCTCTTTATCCATGTCCCGCAGTCCGATTGCCCTTGAACATAGATTCCTGCAGCCCATGAGGGACAGGAAAAGGAGAAACATACGCTTGATAAGGCAATAAATATCAGTGTTTTCACTAGCTTTCTCCCGCCTTGCCACACAGCAACGAAAGCGAGAGCAAGATTAAAAGTCAATACCGCCAGCCACCAACTGGCGGTCAACCACCACACCACTGAGGAGACGAGAATGGGTTCCGTAACCAGAGAATTAGCGCGACGAAAGATCGATAAGTTCCTCAACGAGACGAGGGCCGAGGTCGACATCACCACCACTACCTTCGGACCGCTCGAAAAATATGTTGCTGCCAATGACAACGTGCCTGTTGCTCGGCAACCGCCACCGAAGCGCGACTGGAGCGCGGGTCTGCCCCGCACCGGCGATTTCATGCAGACCTTCAACGGCCGCAAATACTGGCCGATGTCGCCGAGACCGCACGAAGTCCACATTGAGGACATTGCGCATTCCCTCAGCCTGCAATGCCGATACGCTGGGCACTGCATCAAGTTCTACAGCGTCGCCGAGCATTCGGTTCTGATCGCCCGCCACCTCGCGGCCAAGCACGCGCCTGAGGTTGCCTTGGCCGGCCTTCTGCATGACGCGCCAGAAGCGTACTGCGTGGACATTCCGCGACCGCTCAAGCCGTACCTGACGAACTACCGGGCAATCGAGCAGGACAACTGGCTGGCTATCGCGGCGCGGTTTCAGCTGAACCGCGAGCTGCCTCGCGAGGTGCACGAAGCTGACAATCGCATCATCGCCGACGAGCTGGTCAACCTTCGAGAGATGTCGTGGCATGCGCGGTACGCCGGCAAAGAGCTTGGCGTCAAGCTGCGGTACTGGTCGCCAGAGGAGGCTGAAACGGAGTTCTTAGCGACGTTTGATGCCTTGATGGCGGGGAGGGCTGCCTGATGCAATCTCTAGCTAGCCAAATGATTGATGGCGTCTTTCCTACAAAGGCTTCCGGAAATCTTGGGCGTTTATGCCATCAACGATCTCACGGTCATCTCTTTGGTGAAGACTTCATCACGCAGAAATATCTGCGTCGATATCCAAACAGCAAGCGAGCGAAGTCTTGGCTCGGCAAGATGGTCCACATCCAGACCGAGAACGGTGTCTGGCGGGAAGGCGGTTGTGGCTACACGTGGCCCGGAAAACCTAACGCCTGGATCGTCCCATTCGAACAGGCGGTCAAGCAGGTCGCACACTGCGGTCCCGAGAAGATGGCCAAATTCTTGAGGGTTGATTCATGACCATCAAACCAGGAGACGAAGTGATCTGCGTGGATGATTCCACCCTTCCAGAGCAATACCTCGGCATTCGTGCCGGGGAGATTTACACAGCAACGTGGGTCGGCATGTGCCGCACGTATCTCGGTGGCGACTACGCCGGCATCAGGCTGGCTGGCGTGAACCGCGGCATCTGCCCGCAGTTTGGTGATGAGGATCCACCGTTTGCAGCGCGGCGGTTCAGGCCGGTTGTTAAGCCGCGTGTGGAGGAAGAGAAGAAGGTGGAGGAGACGGTATGAGCGATAACTGGAAAGACTGGAACGGCGGCAAGTTCCTGCCCGTAGCTGAGAATGCCGTCGGCGACGTGCGGCTTCGCAGCGGCAAAGTCATAAATGGCGTTGTCGCCAAGGAGGTAATGTGGGGCAGGCCGAAGTGCCCAGTCGCTGCGAATGACAATTACCGCAACGGCGGGGAGATCGTCGCGTACAACTTTGCAGGTGAGGCAGCATGAGCGAGATGATTGAAAGGGTTGCCCGCGCTATTGCTGTTGCTGATCCAGAACAATCTGGCCAGATCGATGACAGCGAGATGGGCGACTACTTCTGGGAGAAGTACCGGGAACACTACATGGTGTTGGCCCGAGCCGCCATCGAAGCGATGCGTGATCCGACAGAAGCAATGGAGGACGCAGGTAACTCACCGACCTATATCTGGGTTGACGAGACAGCTTCCGACGTTTGGCCCAGGATGATCGACGCAGCATTGAAGGAGAAGCCATGACCGAAGACGAGTTAGACCTTTTGAAATTCATTGGGCGCTTTGGCGGAGATGGGGTAACTGAGGACGATCTTTACGACGATGGTGACAACGAGAATGTTTTATCGTTACGCGACAATGGGTTCATCATTGTAGCGAACCGTTACCCATGTAGGCGAGCAATCATAACGTCAAAAGGAAAAGCTGCCATTGAGGAGGCCGGGCCATGACCATCTCATCCAAAGATACCGGCTGCCTCACAGCCGTACCAGCGAATGATAACGTTCCTGTCGAGCTGCGCGCACTCGGGGCGGCTATTGGGAAGGCCAGCATCGCCAATCTACCACCAGTCATCGCGCTGACCGGCCTTGCTGGCAGCGGCAAGAGCACGGCAAGCAAGCATCTCATCGAGAGGCACGGCTACCAATTGGTGAAGTTCGCGGGGCCGTTGAAGGATATGTGTCGCGCCGTGGGTATGACGGAGGATGAGATAGAGGGCAGCTACAAGGAGGTTCCTCTGTCCTATCTATGCGGCAAGTCGCCGCGCCAATTCATGCAGCTACTCGGAACACAGTTCGGTAGAGACTGCATTGGCAAGAATTTCTGGACGGGTCTCTGGATTCGTGCAGTCGGTAGTATTCTGGCCGCAGGCGGCCGCGTGGCCGTCGATGACTGCCGATTCCCGAATGAAGCGGACGAGGTTCGCAAGCTCGGCGGTGTGGTCTGGCAACTTGTGGGGCGCGGCGGGATCGCCGGCAGCCATGAGAGTGAGGCGGGGTGTGGTGCTGCTGACGTAGAGATCCACAACATTGGTGATATTGTGGACTTGCGACGCCAGCTTGATGCTTTCCTGCTCTGGTATTTAGAGGACGCAGCATGAGCGCGCTCGACGACTTCATAAAGACATTTCCCGAAGACATACGGGAGTTAGCCTGGGCGGAGGTCAACGGCTCTCATGGCTATCTCGATTCGACGGAGGGTGCGGTGGTGATATCCCGAGCCATCCTCGCCGAGCGTGAACGATGCGCCGATGTTGCCCGCCGCTATTTGGAGGACATTGCCGGCTGCAACATGAATGAAGATGAGCCAGAAAAGATCGCGGCTGCCATCATGGATCCGAAATGGGAGCCGCCACTGCTCTGACACCAAACCCCGCCACTAACCACGGCGGGGTTTTCTATGCGTCCCGCAAGTTGCACCACTAGAACGCCCGCAGAACAAATTCTGCAAACTGCGCCGAAAAACTGCAAACTGGTGATTCAGGAAATGCCGCTAAGCGCTTGAAAAGATTGGCGACCCCTGCAGGACTCGAACCTGCGACCTACTGCTTAGAAGGCAGTTGCTCTATCCAGTTGAGCTAAGGGGCCGTCATGCCGGGCAATCGATACTCCGGCAAAA